GATGGCTATGGGTTTATCCCACCTTGTGCCTGCGCAGAGTGTTGCCCATTTACACAGCCTCACGGCCATGTAAATGACATGCTAACTAAGCCGGTAGGTCTGGTAGAGAGAGCAATCTCTCTATCTCGCCTATCTCTCTTTCGAGAGCCCTTCGCAGGGTAGCTTTGTTAACATTCGCTCTGCTGTTTTTCCAGCGATACTTACCACGGACGTCCCGTCTAGATTCCCCCGTAAGGGAAATCGGTTCGGAGTAACGCGCCTTAGTCTTCCCTTCCTCATCTTTAATAAGCCTGAGGAAAGGTTGATTAGGTTTTGCATCAACATTGTCTTGCCGATGCAACCAATGAGAAAGCCAAATGTAAGGTCGTTCTTCCCTACTCCTCCGACGTTTAGGTTGCTCAAACACTAAACGCCAGTAAGTAGGTACTGATCTGTCGTACTTTATGTACGCACAGTTTAGACCTAGCAAAAAGGCTTGTGGAATCTCATGCTTCACTCCCGCGTGATCAACTTCCCACGTAGGAACGAAGCAAACAGATTTCGACTCACTGGCAAGCGTTCTGACCAGGTAAGCTACAGTGGTTGGTATCTCTTCGGGTTCCCAACGGTCGAGCAGACCATTGATAACCTTGTGACACCACGCAACATAGGTGTTACGCGGTACCTGACCATCCTCCTGCAGGTCACACTCAGGCATGTACGGTCGTACGTCGATTCCTCCTTTGTAGTCGCCTCCACAACTTTCTCGAAAGAAAGTGTGGCTTGGGCGATCCGGATCAGGCTGGTCATAAAAACTCTTCTCAGAGTTGACCGTAAAACCTAACTCGGACATAACTACTATAAAGGGTCGCGCACATCGTGTGGGGAGCATTATATCGTCCCCATACACCGATACCTTACCTCTCCATTTCAGGAGAGTACGTGTGGCCTCCGCAAGGCAATAGAACAGCAACGTCTGGAGCGGAAAGGTGTGACCGGATCCCATAAGCATGTAGCTCGTGAGATCTATCACTTCCCCGTCAACTTCACATCGACGGGACCTAACCACATCTAATGCATGATGCCAATCACTTGGCACTAGCAGTTCGATGTGTCTCCAGGTGAAACTGTCCGATGCCTTACTCATGTCGATGGTGCTTAGATGGCCGGTTTCGCTGGCCTTCTTTGCCCATCGGCGGTGCCGATACTGTTGTTTTGACAGGTCGACATGAGTTCCCTCCTCGAGCCTTGCTCGAATCACATCCCCTAATCCCCTCGATAGAAAACCACCGAGGATCGTATCAGGAGCTATAATTCTTGCGCTCTTGAAGGATTTAGGCACGGATGTCGCCTTAATCTGCTGTTCGACATTACGTTGTCGACAGCGTTTGCGCACCGCACGAAAAAGGTGCACATCACGCGCAAGACAGTGATTGAAGGCAGCCAATTGCATAGGCGTGCCCGATATACGCTCGAAGCGTGTATCGAGGTAGCTTCTGCTTCTCGGCAAACCAACAGCTGCTCTCTTGCCAAACGAGCAAGAGTCGAACCACTCATCGTAAGAAAATTCGCCAAGTATTTCCTGGCAAAGTTCTCTTGCGCGGTGTATAACGAGCGTCGCTCGTCGACTCATTGGCTCTGGACAAACGAAGGTCTTCTGGCTATCAACAAAGCCCTGGAAGGACTCGGTCGATAGGTCATCGAATGACTTATCATCTGACCAGATAATGCGTTTGTCAAAGTCCAATAACTGCTTGAACTTTTTAAACACATACGGAGAACATCCCGTATTGATTAGGACATCCTCTCCTCTAGCCCGTTTTGCGCAAATCTGACGCATGTTGCGGTCAGATAAGTCGTGAATCAAGGCTGCTCTTACCCCTTTCAACAAGGGTTCGAGCGGAAGTAGGCTTGTTCGCTTACGTCTCTTATGACTCTTTCTTGATGTCATAGCGTGCTCCTTTAGTTAGGACTTTTCTGCTTTTGAGGTATACTCCCTACGCAGGGAATGTACCCGCCGTGTAGAAGTCATCGAGCCCCGACCCTACAGCCAACTGCCCACCCATTTCGCGAAGTTCTGCGACATGTGCGGCGGTAGCTTCAGGATGGTGCTCAACTTCCACGCGGACAACAGAAAAGCTAACAGTGCCATCGGCCAGATCAAACGGAAAAACGAACGAAGCGTGTAACTTTTGCTTCGACCATTCACCCGTACTCTGTAACGACGGCATGCGAGCCTTAAGGATGACCTTTTGGCGCGCAAGGAAGTCAGCTTCAGAAACGTCGGCATATTCATAGCCGTTCGTAACTGCCTGTGCAGTCCTGCTAAAGCTTTGTGCAGTACCGCCAGCCGTGGAAGTAGTTCCACCGTCAAGTAATGAAATAGACATTTCATTTTCTCCTACTCGGTATATTTACTATACCGGTTTTTCCTCACGACCCCTTTCAGGATTGCAAGGATTAGTGAGATTCCATCGATATAGCGTAGGGTTGAACCCCAGCGCCTATCGATGAGTGGGAGTGATGGTGGTTCTAAGTTAACGATACGCGACATGAGAAAGGATCTGGCTGTTTGTGTTTCAACAGTCATGTCCTCTCCCTGAAGGATATCGGTCTCCACATCAACCGCATATGTTGCATACGATTGTGCGTAGACCACCTCCAACTCACGTAGACTGGCTAGCCAGTCACCTACGTTAACAAACCAATCGACTACAAAGGAAAAGGGAATTGCTTCCCAAGCACCACGGATAGCATCCCAGGGGGACAACCCAAAATCAAAACGGTTGTCTCTGGAGTGCATATCAATGGCACCACCCGAACCAAAGCGGATTTTACTCCGCCAAGGAATGGTCATTGTCTCGTTAGACGCAAACCATTTATGTGAGTAGAATATACCACTCACTTCTTTCGGTTCTTTGTAGCGATCTCCGTCTTGGACGCGGTCGATTACGAGTTGCGGCTCGAGGGCCGCTATCATATCTTCCACTTCCATCATGGTTGGCATAAGCATGTACCGCCACCACAACCACAATTCCTCAGAGTTGAGGGAAAAGTGTTTGAGGTGTTTCCATGCTTGTCCAGTTTTCAGGAGCGAACCTACACAGCCTTTGAGAAGTTGGTGTATTCCAGCCAACGTCTCGCCGAGCTCTGCAAGGAACACTGCTCCTTCAAATCGTGGCGAGTTTGCTTTCGCAAACAAATCGCGAATGACGAATTCACGAAGCTCCTCCCCATACTCTGCCAGCTGGCTCTCAATCATGAGAGGGTAGCTGCCAGACCAATAGGTCGGATACGCCGCTCTGATAGCCGGGTCACAATAGGAGATGAGTTGCGCATATGGAAAATCTTGCGCATACATCGCCCTTGAGGATCCCGGCGGACACCAGAACATCGAGGACTGCTCACCTGCAGAATGCCTCCATCGCGTGAACTCATGAAACACCTTACGGCGTTTCGAGCACACATCGATGTATAGAGGCTTTCCTCGATACGATTCTACTCGTTCTGTTAGGTAGGCAATCTGGGGTCCTCTCCAGTTTTGCTCTACCCCGCATGGAGCATAGTACGAATACCATCTCGTTCTATACTCTACGCGATTGTCAGTCTGAGTAGCCATGGAATCCCTCCTCATTGAGTATCTTCTCAATTTGGATTCGGTTTTGGAGCGCTTCAGCGATACCATTGGCAACTTTGCCAGGGATACCGCCGAAAATCGACCCAATTAGCTGTAGAACTAGGATAGTGGCCATTACGGCCATGCTAATATCCTTCTTGTTCATAAGACGTCTCCTTTCGGAGACGCTACAGCCCCCGAGTTTAAGGGTTGACGGAACCATCTAAGAATCCTTAAATTCATACGCGTGTCGAATCGCATGGCGAAGAGTGTCTGGGTAAGACACTCTCCGGCTGCAGTCCGGCACGACCTCCAATTTAGCACAGAAATCCAGGCAGCATCCTAGGATGCCTTTCCGGATATCTGATTTAAGAGGCGCCTGGTCGGTGATCACCGACGAAGCCTTCACTGAATTGGACCCTTAGGTCGCGACACCATGTCGCTAGACCTGGACCCCCACCAC